CCTATACAACAGCCTATACAACAATCTGCACAACTTATACAACAACCTGCACAACTTATACAACAACCTGCACAACTTATACAACAACCTATTATCCAAAAACAAAAGGATATATCAGAAGAAGAAAATAAATTACAATTTAATAATATTATAAATATAAGTAAATCAAATGAAACAACAATATTATTAGAATATAGTAATAAAGATAAAAAGTTTTTATTTTATGATAATAATAAATCATACATGGGTAGTTTTACAGTTCCAGAATTAATAAAATATTTATTAGCACCCGTAGCTCCTGATTTTTTATCTTCTGTAAATTGCAGTGATTGTGAAATTGTAATAAAAAAATATTTTTGTACACTGAAATTATCTGATTGTGATGATTTACCTGAAATATGTATTTTGAGTCATTTAGAATCTCCATTTACAGGTCATATTGAAATGTTAATAAAATTATATAAAAATATTGAAGAATTCCAAAAAACTTCTTTTGACACTGAATTACAAAAATTAGAAGAATCTAAAAGAACTCTTGTAATATTATTATTCAATAAATTTATTTATATATTATTAAATCATATTAATAAATTAATTTCTATAGTATCTGAAATTCTAAAAGATACATCAAATGAAAAAATGAAAAACACCTTATTGAAATATAGTGTATCAATAACATATAAATTATCAGTTTTTATAAAAAATAAATTTAATGATAGTTTAGAAATAATAAATAAACTAAAAAATAAAAAAATGCAATTAGAAGATATTAAATCAACATTAGGAGATAGAGTTTTATCTATTGAACAAAAAATTTTAAATCAGAATCAAGAAATTAATAAAATTATTTCATATATGAAACTTAATATGAAAGGTGGTAAAATTTCAACATCATCACAGAGTGATACAATTAATATGTCTAATTCTGATTATGCATCACAATCATTTTATTCAGATATATCTGAAACTAGTAATTCATCACTATTAGATAATTCATCACAATCAAATATAACATCTAATATTAGTGAAGATAATACAAGTTCTTTGAATTCTACTACAAATAATACAAGTACACTAAATGAAATTACAAGTTCAAAAACATCGACAATAGACACCACAGAAAAAACAATAGATAATATTTCTGATTTAAGCTATTTGTCTACAAATTCAAGTAAATTAAAAAATAAAATTTATGATATATAATAAAAAAAAATAATATTTTATTTTTATATATGGATGAGGTAAAAAAATTAATTATTCAAAACAAACAATATTATAAAATAATAAAAAATTTAAAAGATGAATTGCAAAATATATATGCTGTTGAAGATATAATTGATACAAATATATTAATTTTAGAAAATGAGATTAAAGAAGGTAAAAAAATGATTGATGAAAATTGTTCATATTTAAAAAAAACATGCAATAATTTTTATTCTTAAGATTTTTTCTTTTTACAATAAAACAAAGTTTTTTCATCTATTACTATTTTTTCTCCTGTGGTATACCAACCATTATCGAGATAATTTTTCCTTTCTTCAATAATTTGAGGATAAGCACAATTAAAGTCTAATAATAACCATATATATTCATTTTTTATATCTTCTTTTGGTGTTTTAGGATTATATATAATAGGTTTTTTATAAAAATTAATTATATAATTATCCAAGGATTCAAAACCACCTAATATATTTGCAACTTCTTGAACTTGCTCAAAATATATTTCTTTTAAAAAATTTGTTTTTAGAAAACTAATAAGAAACATAAAATATTTATAATTAATATTAAGATTATAAAATATTAAATATTCTCCATCACTATTTTTACTTGGCTCGCTTGTTGTTAAGTCATCTTCTTTATCATTTAATCCAAGCAATCTCTTTACAATATTATTCATTTTTTCAATTATAAATTGTTTTTCTAAAAATAATTTTTTATTTTTATTTGATATATTACAAAAAAGTATAAAGCGTAAATAATCTTCCATTAATTATTTTTATATTTATAATTTTTAATTTAAATTCTTAAATGTTATTTTTCAGAAAATTATTTTTCAATTTTTATTTACTAATTTTTCCATTTCTTCTTGCTGTTTATTTTTCATAATACTTAATATACTAGTTCCACTTTCTTCAGGTTCATTAATATATTCATTTTGATCTTCCAAAGTAATATTATTACTATCTAAATTAATATTATTAATATTTTTATTATAAATATCATTACAAATACTATTAAGTTTTTCTAATCTATTTTCAGATAATTTATTATTTTCTTCCATTTTATTCTTATTTTCATCAATATTTATATATTTTATTTTATTAATAAATTCTAAATTGTTTTCAATAAGACTACATAATATAGTATAATTTTCATTATTTTTATCAATTGGTAATTCATTTTCTTCAATCATAATTTTTAATGTGTAACACAAATTTTCTAATTCATCTATTTTTTCTATTTTATTATTTTCAAATATTTCTTTATTATCTTCTTCATATTTATCCATAATTTTATTACACGATTCTTGTATTTCGTCAATTTTAGATTGATAATCTATTTTAGATATTTTTTCATGTGAAAAAACCCATAATAATGTATCATCAATAAAATCTCTAAGTTCTTCTTTATGATTTTTTTCAATAACAAAACTTTTTGATTCAATAATTTCAAATATATTATTACATAAATTTATTAAGTTATTTCTTAGTTCTTTAATTTCATCTTTTTTAGAATTAGTCATACCTTCTACCCCTAATTCATTTTCTTCTAATTTTTCAAAAATATTATTTTTATCATTATTTTCATCACCATAAATATCTGTATGATCAAGATTATTTTCAGAACTTGCTGCTTTAAATTCACTTTCTTTCAAGTTACCTTTTAAAATCAATACACCATATTTAATTTTAATTTGTTTTAATTTTTGTTCATAATCTTCAATAGTAATTGAATTCCAGTTATATTTATTTAACCAGTTTAGAATAGAATCAATATCTTCTTTTATTTCTTTAATATTTTCTTCATTTAATTTATATTCTTCTGATTTTATATTTTCATCAATAATCATACATAAATCTTTAATTTCATAATAATTTAATTTTTTTATTTTTTCTATTTCATCTAAATATTCTTGTTCCTTTGCTTCCTCGACCAGTTTATTTATTTCATCTCTAGTTAACCTTCCTTTATTACCAGAAATAACAATTTCATTTGACTCTTTATTTTCAAGATCTAAAGCAGATACATTAATAATCCCATTTCTATCAATTTTAAAGGTTACTTTAATTTCTAGTACTCCTCTCTGTGCTTCAAAAATATTATTTAATTCAAATTCACCAACAAAAAAATTATTAGATGTTATTATTCTTTCCCCTTCGTATATTTTAATTAAAACACTTTTCATATTATCGGTATCGGTTGTATAAACTTTACTTGTTTCAAAAGGAATAACTGTATTCCTAGGAATCAATACATCCATCATTTCTCCAAGAGTTTCAATTCCTAATGATAAAGATGTAACATCTATTAATCCAATATTTTTTGTAAAAGGATCATTCTTATTTGAAATTAGATATCCTTGAATAGCAGCTCCAGCAGAAATAGATTCATTTGGATTTATACTACAATTTGGTTCTTTATTAAATTTTTTTTTTAGTAATAATCTAATATTTGGTATTTTAGTCATCCCTCCAACTAGCAAAATTTCATCTATTTCACTATATAAAGTACTTGTAGATTCTAAAATATCTTGTATGGGTTCTAAACATAACATAAATAAATCCATACAAATTGTTTCAAACTCATTACGTGTTATAGATATAAACAAATCCTTATCATCATAAAAATCTTTAACAGCAATAACAGTTTTTATATTTGTAGATAATGCCTTTTTAGCATTTTCACATGATATTCTTAATTTTTGAAGTGATAACATTGATAAATTATTTAAATTTGAATAATTATATTTATTTTTAAATTTGCTTAAACAAAATGAAATAATTCTATCATCAAAATCAGATCCACCGAAATGAGTATTTCCTGAGGAAGCCTTCACTTCAAAAATTCCATTATAAATCATAATTAAAGATACATCTAATGTACCACCGCCAAAATCATAAACCAAAATTGTTAATTCGTCACTATCTTCTTTTTTTCGAGTCATCATTCCATATGATAAAGCTGCTGCAGTTGGTTCATTCAAAAGTAAAATAGGATTTAATCCTGCTATCTCAGCAGCATCTTTTGTAGCTTGTCTTTGACCATCATTAAAATTAGCAGGAATAGTAATAACAACATCTTTAACATCTTTTTTAGTATAATTTTTAGCCATAATTTTTAATTTTGATAATATACTGGCAGATATTTCTTCAGGAATAAAAGTTTTATTGTCTTTTAATTTAGATTTTAATAAAATATTATTATTATTGTCTTTATCAATAGAATAAGATAATAATTCTTTTTCATTTTGTATAACACTATCATTATATTTACGCCCAATTAATCTTTTAACTTCATAAAAAACATTTTCTGTATTTATTTCTTTTTGATTTTTAGCTGAATTTCCAACATATTTTGATTTATTAGTAAAAGCAACAATACTTGGTATTATCTTATTACCATTTTCATCTGGAATTATAACAAGTGAATTATTTTTCCAATAACTGATACAACTATTTGTGGTTCCTAAATCAATTCCAAAAATAATATCATTATCTATTTCTTCTATTTCTTTTTCAGAATTATTTATTATATTTTTATTATCATGTTCAGGTTCAAAAAAATCATTTATATCAGTATCACACATATATATAATAAATTATAATTTAAAAAATATAAATATCACGCATAATATTTATATTTAATTATGAAAATAAATAGCTACCAATTTTAGTAGCAGACTTGTGTAATCCTTTTATTCCAGAAATTAACCCATTTGTAATAGGTGCAGATTTTGAATAAATAAATTGAGATATACCAGTGGATGATGAATTATTTTTGTTATTTAATGGTTTTTCAATCATAACAAAATCAACATAATCAAGTTTTGATTTATTATAAATATCTATGTTATCTGATTTGGGTATATTTATATTATTTGATTTTTCTATTGATGTTTTATATATAGTTTCATCTTCAGATTTATAATTATTGCTATTCACCATACTATTAGAATTATTCAATGATTCAAACAGTAAATTTGAATTAATTAAATCATTATCAGATTCATTATCAGAAAAATAATCATTTCGAACTATTTTTTGTTCATCAACTGAATTATTATTTGTATAATCATTAATTATTATTGTTTTTTTTAAATTATTATACTTATTATTTAACCATTTATTATTTTTAATATTATTCCAATTTAATCTTTTTTCAGTATGTATATTTAATAAGGATTTCATAAATGATAAACAATTATCAGAAATTCTAACATTTTTATTTGTATATTGTGGAAAAGGTATATTATTTTTAATTATTTCAAATTTCAAATTACTAATATTTTTTGATTTTCTAAATGGTGTAAATCCATAAATTAGTTCATATAATAATATACCTAATGACCAAATATCAGATGAACTATCATAATTATGTTGATATAATATTTCAGGAGCCATATATAAAGGACTTCCACACATAGTAGATGATAAATCATTATTTAATATTTTTGATAATCCAAAATCAATTAATTTAATAGTTCCATTTTTATTTACTAAAATATTTGCAGGTTTTAAATCTCTATGAACTATTGAATTATCTAGTAAAAATAAATAACAATTAATTATTTGTTTAATAATATTTTTAACATAAATTTCATTTAATCCTCTATTTATAAATTTTGTTAATTCAGAACCATCAGATTTTTCCATAATAATTAATATTAAATTTGAATGATTTTCGATCAAATAATATTTTAATAAATTTTTATGTGGATTATTTTTAATAATATTAATTATTTTAATTTCTATTTTTAGTTGATTTATGACTTTTGATGATAAATTTCTTGTTTTAATTATTTTTATAGCAACTTTCTCATTATTATATAATCCATTATATACTCTTGAAAATGACCCAGACCCTATCTCTTGGTCAATAAAAATTGTGTACTTGTTATTGCTGAATATATTTTCGGATACATCATTCATGTATATAATCTATATACAAATTTAAATTAATTATCTCATTCAATATTATTTTTATATAATTCATTATAATAATCATTTAATTGCTCGACAAACCCATCATTTGGATTTGCTTCTTCTCTTTTTTGTTTTACTTGTTCGATTAATTTTTCTGGTGAAATTTTATTTTTATAAATCATATATGCTAATGCGATAGTGATACTTCTTGATGCACCAAATTTACAATGAATTAATACTTTACCACCATTATCAATTGCAGATTGAATAAATTTATTACATTCATCAAAATAATTATTTATTTTAACCCACTTGTCGTCATTTATATGTATAACTTTATAATCAAAATCATCTGGATATATTTCATAATATCCATTAATTAAGGAAATAATATGAGTAATATTTTTTTTTTTTAATTCTTCTTTATTCATAGAAGAATTCATCCCACCAACAAATATATTTTCATATACTTCATCTGCATTAAATTCATTTTTTGAATAATATTGTAATGTTGTTAAAGTTTTCCCAATATAAAACCATAAATTTTCATTAATAAATTCAGGACAATATTGACGAATTGATGTCATAATATAATATATTTATATAAATATATTTCAAAGTTATTATAATTTATTTTTTTTTATCTTTTGTATTAAATTGTACTTTATTTTTTTTCTTAATTACTATATTATATTTTGAAACATTATTTGAATTATGATTTATTAATGATTTAGAAAAATTTATATTATCCATTTCTTCATTAATAATATTTATATTTTTATCAAGTTTACTTAATTGTAAATTTATATTTTCTATTTTTAATTTAATATTATTATCAATAGATTCTTCCAAGTTTAAAAAATTATATCTACTAATCATATTATTATAATTTTTTAGTAAATAATCAATATTTTCCATTATAATTATACTTAATATAATTATAATCTATTTGGTGTTAAGAATTTATTTTTTAGATCTTTTTTTATATTTATCTAAAAGACTTTTATTTATACTTGCATCAGATATTTCATCTGAAACTTCTTTATTATTACATTTAATCTTAATTTTATTTTTTATATTATTTTCAGATTCTATATCTTTTTGTAATTTTTGGATTTCTAAATCAATTTCTTTATCAATCTCTTTATCTATTTCTTCATTAGTTTTTTCATCTATGTCTAATTCTTCTTTAATTTTATTATTAAAATTATTTATATTTTCTTGATATTTGTTAATATCTTCCATAATATTTTTCTTTTCATCATTATTTAATATATCATTATCTATTAATGAACTAATTAAATTATCTATTTTTGTTTGTTCCTTTTCTATTTTATTTTGCTCATTTTTATGTAATTCTTTTATTTTATTAAAATTTTGAGGATCATGTTTTAATCTAAATTTATAAGAATTATTATATTTAAATTTTTTTTTATGATCTAATTCTTTAGATTTATTATATATTATACTTAATTGATTATTATGATTTTTTAAAACCAACTCTAATTCTTTATACTGTTTTAATAAGCCAATTTTATCTTCATTTGTAACTTTATGAACTATTAAATCATTTGTGGATTTTATTTTTTTTTTATAATCATCATTTTTTATTATACCCTTATATGGTATATTTGTTCTATTATTCCATAATTTCACTAATTCATTATTATTTTTTGAATATCCTTTTTCTAAATTTTTTAAATTATTATTTATTTCATTTTTGTCACATTTATTTATTTTTATTGGGCATATAACATATTCTGTTAATTTATTTTTATCTATATTATTTAAGTTTATATTTTTATTTTGTGATAAATGTTCCATTTTTACCATATTAATTTTTTGTTGAAACATTGTATTATTTATAAAATTTGGATTATTTGATAATAATTGATTATTTTGATAATTATTATTAATATTATATTTTTGATATTGTCCATTTATCATTCTATTCCCATTATTATTCATTATATTATATAATATGATTAATATTAATAATAATAAATCGCAAAAATAATTATTTTAATTTATTATTTTATATGGGGATAAAAAAACTAAATAAATTTTTATCTCAAAAAGGATTAATAAAGTCTTATTATAATATAAATAATTATGTAAATAAGTATAAATCAGTTAATAAAAAATTAATAATTGGTGTGGATTTTTGGCTATATGCGAATAAATTTAGTCATTCATTTGATGGAATTATCTTTATAGGATTTTGGAATCAAATTATTAAATTATTATCACATGGAATTATTCCTATTTATATTATAGATGGAAATGTACCATTAGAAAAAAAAAATATAATTAAAGAACGTTATAAAAAAAAACAACAAAAAATAAATAAAATTAATGAAATAGATAAATATATTTCAAAATATATTAATATATCTGAAAAAAATAATATTGTAGATATATTAAAATTAAAAAAAAAAAAATTAAAAAAAAATATTATTAATATTAAAAATGAACAAATTGATATTACATTTAAATTATTTAACAATTTAAATATATTGTATTTAACTGCCAATTATGAAGCAGATGCTTTGTTTGCAAAATTATTTGAAAATAATGTTATTACTTCATGTTTATCTGATGATATGGATATGTTAGCTTTGGGATGTAAAAGTACAATAAAAATAAATAATGGTAAAATTTTAGAATATGATCTAGATTATATTTTAAGTAATTTAAAAATATCATATATACAATTTATTGATATATGTATTTTATTTGGATGTGATTATTTAAAGCATCCTTTAAAATTAGAATCTAATGAAATTTATGATTTAATTTTTAAATATAAATCTTTAGAAGGTATATTAGAAAAATCTAATCACGAAATATTAAATATAAACAATTATAAATGTAAAGGATTATATGAAAGATATTATAATGTAAGAGATATTTATATAAATTCAAAACATAATGAAATATTGGATAATAATTTAAGTATTAATATGAATTTAATTGATATTGATAATATAATTAATTATTTAGAAAAAATTAACTTTTTTAAAAATTTTAATAAAAGTAAACATAATATATTAAGTTCTTTAAATTATATAAATAATCATATTAAATTAGGAATACTTTAATTATTGATTTAATGCATATGAAATATGTTTTTGAATATTACAAAAATTAAAACCATCTTTATCCTTATGCGACGTAGATTTATTTACCGATTTTTTTACATCAAAAACAGAACTTACTTCGTCATTAGTTCTAAATACTCTTTTATCATTTTTGTATTGTAAATTTCTTTTTTTTAACTCTTCCCATACAAGTTTTGTAATTTTAGGTCCTGTTAGTTTAGTTCCACTTTCTATGTGTAAAAATTTTGCTAAATTTTCAGGAATTATACGTTCTTTAATAAATCCAGTTTGTTTATTGGAAGTTTTTCTTTTGTTTTTAGATTTATATATTTGCTTTACATCATGTCTATGAGCAGATTCTAGTTTTTTCATATTATTTGTACATTCTTTTAATTTATTTTTCAAATCATTTAACTCATTTTTAATTTCTTCATGTTGGTTTCTAAATTTTAAATTTAATTTATCATTTATATCAGTATATACTATATCAATATCTATTTCTTTTTCATTCTCATTTAAAAGTTTATTTGCATTTTTTTTCATTTTATTATTAGGAGATTTACTTTTTATTATTTTTTTAGACATAAGAATATAATTTAATTAATCATGAATTAATCTTTAAATATATTATTTTTTATAATGCTTTATTACTTGAAAAAGTTGAAAAAAATAAATTTAATGATAATAAAGAAATATTAATATTATTTATATATATTAAAATGGAAAATACACAGCAAACTTATTTATGCTATGATAAATGTGCTAACAATATACATTCTTTCAATAATCCATTGACTATAAAGTATACAATCGATAATATATTTAAAAAAAATATTATTCCAAAAGAAAACACAGAAGCAATTGAATTTATTAATAAAAATATGAGTGATCAATATCAAATACACGAAGATATTAATTTTGATATATATACAGTATATGTATTTGATTTTTTGGATAATTCAATTGAAATAATTATTACATTAATCGAGATAGATAATAATAAATTTGTAGAATATTACAAAAAAAATAATAATATTTGTAATAAAAAATTTATTGTTAATTTATGTACATATCATAAAAACTATGAAAATATTCATACAGATACTCAAAATTTAGAATTTGTAACTAAAAAAAATATTAATAATATTATAAATAAATCTCTAGTTCCTTCTGATTGTGTAATTGAATCTATGATTCCTGTAAATGATTTTTTAAATATTAAATTATATGATTATCAAAGAAAGTCTATTAAATGGATGATTGATGTTGAAAGAAATAAAGATACTTTTTATATCAGTAGAAATAGTTTAGATGAAATAAAATTGGGTAATATTACATTTGATCCATATACTAAAGACTTTAAATTACTTGAAGATAAATTAAAAATTAATTTTACTGGAGGGGCACTTATAGATGAAGTCGGTTTAGGAAAAACTATTCAATCCATTATGTTATGTATTTTAAATCCTCCTTTGCATATTAATTACACACTGGAAGATAATATTAATATATTTAGCAGGGCCACACTTATAATTTGTCCAAATCAATTATGTGGACAATGGGCACGTGAATTTAAAAAGATGATTAACACTAAAAAAAAGAAATTTATTATTCATAATATATTAACTAAATCTCATTTTGAAAAATTAACTTATTTTGATTTACTTGATGCAGATTTTGTTATTTTATCTTATAATTTTCTTGGAAATCAAAATTTTTTGAATAAATGGTTACCACAAATATCAGAAAAAAAATCATACATGTCAAGTAAACATTATGATTATAATCTTGTTGAAAAATATTTTGATAAAGTATTAAAAGAAATAAATTTATATCCTGTAAAGTTATCTGATAATTGTCCTATTCTACCAATAATAACTTGGCATCGAATTATTATTGATGAATTTCATGAACCATTTACTATTAGTAAATATAAATTTATTGCAAATATTATACCTCATTTTAGATCAAATTATAAATGGTGTTTATCTGGTACTCCTTTTGACAAAGGTAATGATAATTTAAATGAGATGGTAAATTTTGTATCAAATTATAAAAATAAATATTCAACTAATATTTATAACAATAATTCTATATACAATCATCTATTGAGTAAATTTTTTAGGAGAAATACAAAAAAGAGTGTAGAAGATGAACATAAACTACCAGAATTAACTGAAAGAGTTATATGGTTAAAATTTTCTCAAACAGAAAGAATGGTTTATAATGCATTTTTAGCAAATCCAAATATTGATAAATTTGATAAGTTGTTAAGACAATTATGCTGTCATCCAAAAATTGCAGATCAAATTAAAGAAATATTATCTGAATGTAAAACTTTAGAAGATATTGAAAAAATGATGGTATTGCATTATAAAAAAGAAGCAGATGATGCCAAAACATATTTGGATAATAAAAAGAAAAGTGTATTGAGAATTAAAAAACAAATTACTATTAAAACTTTTAAGAGACAACGGAAATTCTTAAAAAAAAAATTTAATGTCAAAATTGAGTATCCAAAATTTGATATTGATGATAAAAGTAACAATGAATTAACTGGAAATAATTCATCAGATGATGATAGTTCTGATGAAGAAAATAATAAACCTTCAATAACTATTAGTAGTGCTAATCAAAAAGAAATTATGAAATTAGTTCAAAAGTCATGGGATAAAAATGAATCTAAAACATTGGATAATTTATATAATATCTTAGATGATAGAGTAAATCAAGTAGAAGTATATGAAAAATTATATAAAGGTAAATTGACAACGTATAATTTTTTCACAAATGTTTTAGAAAAAATTAAAAAAACTGTTAATAAACAACAAGAAGAAGAAATATCTGAAGATGATTCATGTGGTAGTGAACAATCAGGTGAATCAGAATATGAATCTGAGGAATGTGAAACAGATGAATGTACTTCAGATGATGAGGACGAGATTTGTGGAATATGTCTTTGCCCAATAGAATATAATAGTATTGGAGTAACTAAATGTGGACATATTTTTGATTACGAGTGTTTAAAAAAATCTGTATCTACAAAACCAAAATGTCCAATGTGTAATACTAAAATTTCATTATCTGAAATTTACTATATTTCTTATGAAAAAAAAATTAAAAATCCAACAGTTGAAATTAAAGATAAATTATCATTAATTAATAATATTGGTACAAAATTAGCAAATCTAATTTATTATTTACTAAGTATTCCTGATCATGTAATTATATTTTCACAATGGAATGATTTATTAGAAAAAGTTGGAATTGTTTTAAATGAACATGGGATTAAAAATGTATTTTGTAAAGGAAATGTATGGCAAAGAGATAAGGCTATTCGAGAGTTTAATGAAAAAGATAATATAAAAGTTATTATGTTATCTTCTGAAAGTGCTGCATCAGGTACAAATTTAACTAAAGCAAGTAAAGTTATATTATTAGATCCTGTTTACGGTACTTATAAATATAGAAAGAATACTGAATGGCAAGCAGTTGGTAGATCTTATAGAATGGGTCAGACAAAACCTGTTGAAATTGTAAGATTAATTATTAAAGATTCAATTGAAGAAGAAATTTATAATATGAATAAAGAAGAAGATAAAAAAAATAATTTATCAATTACTGTTAAAGAAATAAATGACGATAGTTTAATTATTTCAAAAGAAAAATTTGCTAAAATAAAAAACAAGGTGTGATATGAATTTTTATTTATAAAAATTTATCAGAAATGTTATTAATTAATTCTTTACATTCATCACTGCAATTTCTATTATAATCAGGATTACTATTTTCATCAAGTACATTTTCTAATTTGCACCTATTACAATCTATAACTTTAGATATTTCTTTAAGGAGTTTTAATTCTTTACTTAAATGAAAGTATATATCAATAAGTGATTTAATTAATAAAGGTAATTTTGTTACATAATTAGTTTCATTTATATCTTGTACTTTTAAATTTTTAATGTATTTATTTATTTTAGTTATTTTTTTTATTATAAATTTCCTTTCTAAAATTCCTAAATTTTCTATTTCTTTCCAAATTGGATAATCATTGGGACCCACATCCAAATTATTTAAAAGTTGTGATAAATAAGGTTCTATTAAAGATAGATGGTTCTCAAAAAAATATTTAATATAATTTACAGTTGTTGCTTCTATTTTTTCTGTACTTTCTTTATTTACTATTAAATTCACTAATTGTTTATAATTTTTAGTATCTTTATTAATAATTTTAATAATTTTTGAAAAGAAATTTTTCGGGAATTCAAAATCACAATCTCTTATAAATTCATTTAATTTATTATTAAAATTATTAAAGTCATTACTTTTAATTCTAGAAACAAATTCACTTATTTGTGATGTAATATCAGATATATCATTTATATTCTCTACAAATTTAATTCCATTGTTAATTACATCACTTACATTAGGTATAATAGAAAAATTTTCAATTGAATTTTGAGTTGAACCACTGAAAAGTTTATTACCTAATTTAGATTTCATTATAGAGTTATTAACAAAAGTTGTATCTAGTATATTTATACTATTTGATACAACTTCACAAGATTCAAATAATTCTTTATATCTCTCATTAAAACCAACAAATAATTCTCCAATTCTAAAATTAGAAGTTTCAGGAGTACTTGAATGAATTTTTGATAAATATTCAAAAAAACTTTTTAAAAATTTTGGATATTCATCTTCAATACTAGTGATTTTAATATTTTCCAAAAAATCGAATTCATTAATTATTTCAACATCATTATAATATATAATATTCTTAAAATCATTATTATCTTCAATTTTATCATTAATTTCATTCATACTTTTTTTAGATAATATTTTAGAATTAAATTTTTCATAATTAATAATTAATTTACTATATTTACTAAATAAAATATTCAAATTTTTTGTAAATACAAATACCTCATCTCTTATTTGATTTGATTCATCATTTGAAGCATCTGAAATTAGTATATCTATTTCTTCACGTAATATATTAATAATAATATCTATTTCAGAATTTTCTTTAATAGAGTCATTTTTATAATCAAATTCTCCAAAATTAAATAAAAAAAATAATTCCCCTGGTAAACCTAAAACTTCTATAATTTTATCTACAATACTATCAAAAAATTCACAATTCTTAATTAAATAAAATTTAATAATACTATCCATTTTATTATTTAATTCATCAATTGAAATGTTATCTATTAATTCTTCTGGAAAATTAGAAAATTTGCTTTTTAAATTATCTAAAATTTTTTGTTTTAAATTATTACTTGATAATTTATTATATTCTACTAATAAATCTATTAAAATTTTTTTTAAAGTGTCTTTTCCTAATATATTTTTTAATTGATCGTTAGGAAAATTTTCAAATATTTTATTGAATATAATTTCATTTCTTAATAATTCTATAAAAATATTTTTATCAAAAGATAAAATTATAGACTTAATAAACATTTTATATTGATCAATTATCATTTTATCTGCTTTAATAAATATTTTGTGTATTTTTTCTTGTAATCTATTCATTATTCCTGAATTAATTATATTATTTTGTATAAAATTTTTTAAATCAATAATACTTTTTATTAAAGAATCTTTATTTTTAAAATTATTTAATTCATCTATCATATCATATATAGTCACGTTAAGATTAAGTGCATTTTCAAAATTATAAATTAAAAAAGGTGTCATTGTAATAATTGAATTTAATGAAATTCTAGGACTAATTGATCTTCTAATTGATAAGTTATTCTCTCTCGTACCCCGCTTCATTCCAGATGGACCATCTGGATTATATACGGGAGAGAATGACTTATCAATTGGGATTGAATTGTTATTCTCTCCCGTACCCCGCTTCATTCCTAATTTAGAAAAAAATTTTTCAATAGCGTTTTTTATTATATAATTTTCATCTGTCGCCAAATAATGTTCCATCATGTTTTCTGAAGTAATCTCATTAGTAGGAAGTTTCTCTAATTGTAAGGTATCTCTATTATTATTAATATCAATTAAAATTTGAGATATTTCGCATTTGTCCAAATTAAAGTTTTTTTTATGGAAAATAAAAAAAGTGTCTATCACAAGATTATATATATTTTTTACTATAATATCAGGATTCTTAATATCTGTACCTATATTTAAGTCAGTGTTTAATAAATATTCTATTAATAAAAAATTTAGTTTGTGATCTTCTTGTTTCAATAATTGTTCTTTATCAACATATGATAATGCATCAAAAAGAATTAATGAGTGTTTTGAAAGTACTTTATCAACTGCTTCTTTACTTTGATCTATAACTTGATCAATACTACATACATCTGTTTTAATATCGAAATTTATTGTCTGATTTAAATTTATTTCCTGACTCGAATCATATGTAATACTACAATTAGATATATCATTTTTGTCTGCACCAAATGAAATATTTTCAGAGTTTAGGCAATTTTTTCCATTTTCTATACTATTTGTTCTCTCTACTTCCATTTGTTTAGCAATATCTATTGACATTAATCTAATAATTAACTGAATGTGTTTTTCAGTAAAAGTTTTACTTGGGAAAATTTCATTATAAACTGTTTTTAATTTTTTTGAAATTATATCTGTCATATATAATAATTATATTATATATAAATTATTTATTTAATTATTTTATTAATTATTTTATTAATTTATATAATTAAATTTATTTGATAATTTAATATTAAAAAATATTAATATTTTAAAAAAAGTCTATACATATGTAAATTATTAAATCACTTTGGAACATTGGTTTTCTGGTATACATGCACAATTACAACCTAAATCAGTCTTGTCACCTCCTTCGCATTCTACACCACAATCCAAGCTTGCCGG